TCGAGATGTTTTATAATGCTAAACGCCGCCACAGTGCCTGTGAAGATCAACCCCCTGCAGTTTATGAAAGTGCCTGGTTCATGAGGCACGCAACAGTCTAGGAAACTAGGGTCTATTCACACATCGAAACGGGTAATGCTTCAGAGGCTTATCGGACGGCGTATGCTGCTGACAAGATGAAATCCGAAGCAATACACGTAAAAGCATCCGAATTGCTATCCAGCGGTAAGGTAGCGGTAAGGGTTGCTGAATTACGCGCAGAAATAAAACAACGTCACAACGTCACTGTCGATTCTCTGATTCGAGAGTTAGAAGAGGCAAGACAGGCTGCGCTGGGTGCTGAAACGCCTCAATCATCAGCCGCTGTCGCTGCAACAATGGGCAAGGCGAAACTTGCCGGATTGGATAAGCAGATAGTTGAGCTCACTGGTAAAAATGGCTCTCCGATTCAGACAATGAACTATTCACCGGCGGATTACGCAGCAGCTCAGGCTAAGTTGGATGAGGAGCTAGACGGGATGGACTGATATGGCAAAAGTTATCGAATGGGATGATTTGTCATTTCCTGAGCGTGTTGTGCTCAAATCAAAATCCACGAAGTCGTTTCTTAATTACACCCGCATATGGTTTGAAATCATTCAAGGTGATCGCCTTCTGGTTAATTGGCATCACCGGCTGATGGCTTCAAAGATTGATGATCTGATTGCTGGGCGATTAAACCCTCGCAATCTGATTATCAACATTCCCCCTGGTGGGACAAAAACAGAATTCTTCTCCATTCACTTTCCGGCCTATGTGAACGCATTAGTGCAGGAAGGCAAGTTAAACCGCTTTCGTAACCTGAATATCTCCTTTGCTGACACTTTGGTTAAGCGTAATTCACGCCGCACCCGCGACATCATCGCAAGCAAAGAGTATCAGGAGTTATGGCCTTGCTCATTTGGCGTCAATCAGGCTGAAGAGTGGGAAATACTCAACGAGCGCGGGCGCTCAACCGGCCAGACGATATCTCGCTCAAGTAACGGGCAGATAACCGGTGGCCGTGGTGGCTACTTTGGTGAATTGTTCTCTGGCGTGGTCATGCTGGATGACTACAACAAGCCTGTAGACATGCTAAGCGAGTCACGACGTGATAGCGCGAATACCCTGCTGGTAAACACCATCCGCTCCCGTCGCGGCGATAAGTCGAAAGAGCACCCAACACCATTCGTATCAATTCAGCAGCGCCTGCACACCAACGACGCTACAGGATTCATGCTGACTGGCGGGATGGGCGTCAACTTTCACCATGTTGCGATACCTGCGCTGATTAACGAGAAATACATTCAGTCTCTGGATGAGCCTTGGCGCTCACTTTGCTGGAACACGGTTAAAGATACCGATTCGGTAGAGGTATCCGGCGAGCGTTACTGGTCCTACTGGCCGCAGATGGAAGATGTGAACGACCTTGTCTCATTATGGGACAAAGACCGTTATACATTCCTCTCACAGTACCAACAGAATCCAATGGCGCTGACTGGCGGCATCATTGATACCAGTTGGTTTGAGACTTACACCAAGCTGCCTCCTCTGCGCTTTCGTGCGATTTATGTCGATACCAACAGCGGTAAGGTTGAGGACTATCTCGACTACACCGTTTTCACACTGGTAGGCATGGGGGTTGATGGGAATCTCTACATCATCGACGTTGAGCGTGGACGCTGGGACCCTGAGGACCTGCTGCTTAAGGCTGAAGAGTTATGGGACAAGTGGAAGCCGTTTAATGTCTACCACCCTAGACCACTTACCAAGATGTCCATTGAGGATAAGCAAGCGGGGCAAGGGCTGATCACCACCCTCAAGAAACGCAAAGCTATCCCAGTAAATGAAATTCCACGCGGTGCCGGACAGAACAAGATTGTCCGCTGCCTGAACGTTATTCCCCAAATCAAAACCGGAAAAGTCTATGTGCCAGCCACTCACAACGAGGCTGGCGCAGCGATATCTCACGTCTATTACGACGACGACACCATTGCAGGCTCTACAGGCTGGGTAATGACAGCAATGACTGAGTGTGCTGCGTTCTCCGCTGATGATAGCCACGACAACGATGACATTCTGGATACATGGATGGACGCTATTGACGACTGCCTCATCTCCGGCGCACAGCCAATCCGCATTTCACCTGAACTACTGAAGCGAGCTTAATAATGTGGCCATTCAAGAAAAAAGAGTTGCCACCTGAGCAGCCAAAGCCGGTGGAATACAAGAAACTGGTCAGCAGCGCGGCTCTTGGGCGGGCAGCATCAAGGCCTGCGAAGAAAGAGTTTGAGCAGTACCAACCGCCAGCAGGAGTCATCCCCGCAGAGATTAAAACCGCCGTGATGGCGATGGACTCCACGGATTATGGATACCTGAATCAGTCATATATCGCACTGGGATATTCTGGATTCCCCGGCTATCCGTATTTGTCTCAACTCGCCCAGTTGCCTGAATATCGCAAGATGGTCAGCATCCGGGCAGAGGAGATGACGCGTAAATGGATAAAGCTGCGCTGCGTAGGTGATGACGATAAGACTGACCGCATGCAGCAACTGGAAGACGCCTTGCAACGGTACCACGTGCGCGAACGCTTTAAAGAGGCTGCCGAGCACGATGGATACTTTGGGCGCTCGCAAATTTACATCAACGTGAAGTCACCGAAAGGGACGACTGCGTGGATGGATCCGGTAGAGCTTCAGTCAAAGCTGTTCCTGTCTGACAAGAAAATCACCAAAGGCTCCCTAATTGGCTTTCAATGCATCGAGCCAATGTGGACCTATCCTGGCATTTACAACGCAGATAACCCGCTAGACCCTGATTTCTATGTGCCGCAACAGTGGTTCGTAATGGGCAAGACGGTCGATTCAAGCCGGATGATTAACTTCATATCCCGTGATGTGCCGGACATTCTTAAAGCAGCATATAACTTCGGTGGCCTGTCACTGCTTCAGATTGCAGAGCCATACGTGAATAACTGGCTGCGCACCCGTGACAGTGTGAGTGATTTAGTTCACTCATTCTCGCTCACTGGCCTGAAGACAAACATGGCCGCCACGCTACAGGGTGACCCGACAGGCGCTGACCTATTTAACCGCCTAGACCTGTTCAATAGAATGCGCGACAACCGAGGAGTTTTTGCCGTTGACCAATTAACGGAAGAGTTCTTTCAGTTAAATACCCCGCTGAATGGCCTTGATGCTTTACAGGCTCAATCACAAGAGCAGATGTGCGCAGTAAGCAGCATTCCTCTCGTCAAGTTTACAGGCATCACACCGAGCGGTTTAAACGCCTCCAGTGACGGTGAAATTCGCGTGTTTTACGACAGCATTAAGTCTGACCAAGAAAACCTGTTCCGGGAAAACCTGAAGCGGGTGATGGACGTCATTCAGTTGTCAGAATTTGGCGATATTGACCCTGACATTGATTTCGAATTCATCCCTCTATTTGAGATGAGTGACTTGGAAAAGGCGACTATTCGCAAGATGGATGCTGACACGGATGCGGTGCTTATCGGATGTGGATCTATTTCCACGATGGACTCACAAGAACGCCTTGCTGCTGACCCTGAAAGCCCTTATCACTCTTTGGAAATCTACGATGAAGAAGACGACGAAGAAGACGAGGGCGACCAACCAGGTGGTGCTTCGTCAGGTAAGGCCTAATGCCGGAGTTGAGTCATGGTATCGACGTAAGCTCGATAAAATGGTCAAAGAGCTAAATGACTCTGTGACTTACTGGGTTAAGGCTGATTACAACAAGTCGGGCTTAGCTCAGGACGCCAGCCCAGTAAGAGCGCTTCAGTCCGCGTTTCGAAAGCTCGCTAAACGCTGGACGAAACGCTTTGACGATATGGCTGACAAGTTAGCTGCAAAGTTTGCTGATGCCACGATGGTTAACTCTGACGTATCGCTATCGACAGCTTTTAAAGATATCGGCGTCACCGTTCAATTTAAGATGACCGAGCCCATGAATAACGCGCTTCAGGCTGTGATAGCTGAGAACGTTAACCTGATTAAGTCGATACCTGAGCAATACCTCACACAGGTTGAGACTCTGGTGATGCAATCAGCAGGGCGTGGTCGTGACCTTGGTTATCTGGCTGATGAGCTACAGAAGCGATACGGCATCACAAAACGTCGTGCAGCATTGATAGCGCGTGACCAGAACAACAAGGCCACATCAGTTATGCAGGTCGCCAGACAAACCTCACTTGGTATCACAGAGGGGATATGGCACCACTCGCATGCTGGGAAAGTGCCTCGACCTTCACACGTAAGAGCCAGCGGCACCAAGTTTGACCTGTCGAAAGGGCTGCTGCTTGACGGTGAGTGGCTGCTGCCCGGTGAGGCAATCAACTGTCGATGTACATGGTCCGCTGTAATACCCGGTTTAGATTAACCATCAGGTCGCTTAGGCGGCCTTTTTTTATGCTTGAAATCCGAGATAAACATGACTATCGAACGGCTAGCGTTTGACCGCGCATCCGTGCGCGAACTAGACAGCGTGGGCAGGCTTCAAGTGAAGGTAAGTAATATCAGCAAGGCAAACGTCTGCGGATATTACGGCAGGGAAATCCCAAATTCTAATAGTTTGGGCCTCATCCCTAGCAAGCTTTATATGCTTTATCGAGACCCTGAAGAGCTTAAAAAGGCTGCCAATACCTTCAATCACATACCAATCCACCAAACAATCCATACCCCCGACTTCCCCAACGATCCACCGAGAGTTAACCGTGTAGGAGTAACTCATTCGAGCTGTGCTTTTGATGGGTTGTATCTCACTAACGGCCTTTCTATTTGGGATAACTCGGCCATTGCGGGAATCGAGAGTGAAGAACAAAAAGAATTGTCGTCTGCGTATCAATACGTAGCTGACATGACCCCCGGCACAACTAATGACGGCGTTTATTTTGACGGCGTTATGCGTGACATCGTCGGGAACCATGTAGCCCTTGTCGAGAATGGCAGGGCAGGAAACGACGTAGTTGTCGGTGATTCACTACCACTGGAGTTGCAAACAATGAGTAAACGCAAAGAGGCGGCCATCCGCTTAGCGCTGACACCTGTTCTCGCACAAGATGCGGATATCAACGCCGCTGTGCGTAAGGCTATGTTGGCGCTTGATGAAGCAGAGAAAGAAGACGAGAAAGAAAAAGTTGAAGAAGAGGCCAAAAATAAAGTGGCTAAAGACGAAGAAACTGAAGA